CAGATACAGCTAGCTGCTGTAGGAAATCTGGGAACTTACTAAATACTTCTTGCCATGCAAAGATTAAATTAGAAACTGCTGCCGCAATAAGAAATGCCAGTTCAAGTGGGCACAATGCTCCTAGTCTCACTAAGCTACAAAAGTTCTGCTTTACAAGATAAGGAAGATCTAAGGCATATTTTATTTTTGCAATTACATCATTTATAGTAGCAATAAACTTACTTGTATCAAGTTCAAAAGCAAGCCCAAACTTGAAATCAAGAGGAAGACTCCATGCTCCCTTGAAGCAAGTAAAGCAACTAAGCAAAAGCTTATCGTATTCCCGCTTTTTACCTCTTACAGTGGCGATTTTAACATTGTCACCACCAGTACCTAAAAGCAAAGAGATTGCACTATTTTGTTCATCAGCACTTGAAATCAAAGCGCTAACCTCATCTACTGCAGCTCTACTTGTAACAGTTTCCTCATAGATAGGAATTAAGCCAACTTCTCCTGTTTGCTTTGGGTCAAGACTTGATTTATTCTCATCCCATTCGCCAATGATGTCACTGAGACTAATCCCAAGATCAGTGCTTTGAAATAGAAACTGGTCTATCTTGGTCTCAGAAAGCTCACCCTTTTTAAAGTCTTCATAGGTTTCTTCTAAGGCTGATATAGCACTATCAATAGTTAAATCAGAAGGATTTTTAGCTTTTTTCTTTTGGAGATTCTTTGATTTATGGACATAAGCATCTCTCATTAAGTTGTTGTATTTCTTATTGAAATCAATAATCTCCATGTCCTTGAACGCATCAGCATTCGCGCTCTTTTTCAGTTTTCTAGTGGACTTATTCTTTTTCCTATCAGCTTTTAACTCATTAAGCAAATCTCTTTGCTTCTTAAGGGTTAGATATTCAGAATATTTAATTCTTCCAACTGTGTGTTCTGGGAAATATAAATCCATAACGGAAATCTGACTTTCAGAATCAAGATCATAGTCCTGGTAGAAAGGAAGAGCATTAACTTCTTTCTCTAGTTTACGCTCTATATCCTGTAACTCTTTCTTTACTTTAGCTAGGTCTTCTCTGTTTTTCTTCTTAAGAGCAGCAACTTGTGTTTCTTCAAAAGTTTGATCTGTCTTCTTGAAGACATCATCAGACAGCACCTTATTAAACTCAGCTGCTTGTCCAAGCTGAGTTAGGATTTGATTTACTAGTTCATCTAGCTGAGCCTGAGAAAGGTTTTCAATCTTGTCTGGGAATAACTCAGGGTTTGTTTTATATATATTCTCTATAACTTCTGTAACATTTATTGCTTGATTAGTATTTGGAATATATCTAAAGTTTGGTTTAATTAGCCTACCTTTTGCCATTAAATAATCTCTACTGCTGTGATCTTAAGTTTAGCTTCGGTAATATAAGTTGCGCCCTTTCCTTTGGGTACATAAGTTCTAAGTACAAAGTAGTACGAGCTAGACTCATTAATTTCCATATCTGGAAAAGATAAGGAATTATTGTATGGTAGATGTTCCCATAGATTATTATCAGGTAAGTCTCCATCAGAATTAATAGCAAGTAATTGGTAGACAACTCCATTTAATCCGACTGGGCCGTCTTTGACTCCATCTAAATATACGCCAACCTCTATATTGGTATAGCCAATACTAGTAGGTTCATTTGTAATATAAAATTTATTATAGGTATATGAGCCATCTGAAGTGTCATGGAAAGACGTAACTTTATTAGTTACATTGTCGACCTCAGACTGGGTCCCATTGTCCTCAATCTTGTAAAGAACTAAAGCCATCGTAACCTCTATTTGATAATGCGACCACTGTGTCGCTGATAGTTGTGTCGTGAGTTAAAATTAGGAGCGAGTCTTTGCCCCAGATTTCCTTTTTCATCTCTAGATACAATCATATCTCTTTCCCAAGCTTTGCGATCAAGATCGCTATAGTGTTCTGTTTTTTTCTCAAAAACAGATGTACCTTCTCTTCTTCCTTCTATGGCATTGGTTCTTTCGTTTTGTAAATGCCTTAGTAGTTCTCCACCTGTTAATTTTCTTTGATGAGGATCTTGCATTTGATCATTAAGCATTTGGTGTCCAAGTGTCTCCTTAATTCCAATACTACTATTTAGTATTTTACTCATAGCAAGTGGCCCATCTTCTATGGTAAAAGCTACAAGGCTTAACATGAACGCATCCAAGGCATGGTCACCAATACTAGTATTATCTTGACCAAATACTGGAGTGCCATTGGTCTGACGAGATTTAATAATATAGTTAAGTAGTTGTTTTCTAAGAGTTTCATCTTCATAACTGAATTTAATAATCCTATCCTCAAAGCGACGAACTGCATTCTCTACAAGAAATGGCTTTGCTGGATGCTCAATAAGTCGGCCAGAACCAGGTTCTCTGATTGATACCTTAGAGCCAAAGTCATATGCTTTGATACGTCTTTGAATATTAAATTCATATGTGCCAGGCTTTTGTTGGGAAGACCACATCTTTAATGTTTCCCACTGAGTAGCACCATGACCACGGTCAACGTAAATATGTTCTGGTTGCCAGAAGCTAAGTAGTTCTGTTATTTTCTGAAGGCCTTGTAGCTGCGTAAAGTTTTGTTTAGGTACATTTACTATTTCCATAACTCGTAATCCAATTGAAGGATGGTAACCTGTTATACATATCCATGTACCAAAGCTAGTATTCCAGTCAACTCCAAGACTAAACTTAAATCCAGGAAAACCATTGTTCATCTTTTGCTCACGCATATCAGCATATGTGTATCCTTCCATTGCTGCGGTTACTAGAGGGGCAGCAAATACTCCATCTGCATTGCTAATAAATATAGCCATTACTTCTTGAAGCCAGCTGTCACTTGTATATTCACGGCGCATTTCTGTTCTAAGATTTTTCCAAGAAATCTTGGTAACTGCAAATGGGGTCTCATCAATTACTGCGGTTGGGAAATAGAATTCTTTCCAGTCTGGAGCTTCCTGGCACCACTCATAGAACTTACTGCGAAGACCACTGGGAGTAGAGGCAACTCTAATCAGGCAATCACTATGAGACTGAGCAATGGGAAGGATTGTTGTAAAATCCTTTTCTGTCATATAGTCAACCTCATCTAGAACTATAACGTGAGCATCCTGACCACGAACAGCACTAGCGCCATTGCTACCTGTAGTAAACCCAGAGATAATCGCACCATTATCAAGTCTTAGCTGGTGATAAGGAGACTGCTTGTATCTGAACTCTTTTTTGAGACTAAGATTACTATTAAGTAACTCTAACATTCTATTAAAGATTGCTGTTACTTGAGAATCAAATGGGCAACATATAAGAATTTTAATACCTGTGACATTCTCTTTTATGTCTTCATCATAGTATTCTCTAATTTTTGTGAAAGCATGGAAAAGAATCTCAACAGCAAGGGCGTCAGACTTACCAGAACGACGACCAAATCTATATACCTTCTTCTTGCTTTGACATCTTAAAGCAATTCCCTGATGAGCTCTTGGTTTCCAACCAAACATTCTTTCTGCAAACACTACCGGATCCGTATTCATCACAAGAGCTTCTTGCTCCTCAGAGCTTAGTTCCTTTGCCAGATCTCCATACTGTTCAAGGTAGTTCTTAGGAATCAAAGGACAAGATATCTGAAAAGCATGACTAGGGAAAGTTTTTGGATCAGCTTTCATCTTGCGTTTGCTTTCTATTGGATGAGAGGGATAGTCTTTTTTGTATTTCTCTATATGAGAAATTTGACAGTTCTGACACCCAACAGAGCAGGCTGCTCCATTCTTTGTTTTTGTCCTTAGACCATATGTATCTATGTAATCCTGTATGAAGCCGTAGTCAGCCTGGCCCCAATAATTTACATAAGAAATATCAACACTTTCCGTATCTACTTTCTTATATAAGTCTTGTAATTTTAATATCTTATTCATACTAATAGGATAGCATGGGTGCCGTATTATGTATTGCTGTTGAGTTTGCGTATCTAGCCTTAGGAGTATTC